CCCGAAATTAGGATTATGAATGTGTCTTGTTGGTTCTAGTAATAAAGAAAATGTTTTACCAACACCAGCTCCAGCACCACCGATAACAATATCGGCTGGACTAGATAAAAAATCTTGCTGATATCCTTTTTGCGGGCTAATCTCTGCCATTAGAAGGAAGTATAATTACTTGTGTATCCATTTCAACCTCTTTCTTTTCTGGTGCATTATACCCCATCATTTTATTAATCTCTTGAATAGCGGTTATCTTAGGATAAAGCTTGACTTTAATAAACTCAACCTCTTTCGTGCCATTACCATCACCTAAATTAATCGTGTTTGTTTTGGTTTCAGTGCTTTCAATAGCTTCTTTCTGAATGTCGGTTAATTCTTCGAAATCAACAAGTTTAATCCATGTGTCATGAAGATGGGCGATACTAGAATAAGCTATTTTAGCAAGCTCCTTAAGGTTTCTTAATTTTGATATTCCTGATTCTATTTCCAAATCGTTTTTTATGAAGTCCACATATTGTTGAATGTAAGGTTTCGTAAAGATCTCATAGCCTATCTGTCGGGCTGTATCTTCACTATATCCAGCGGCTCTTGCGGCTCTTGCTTTATTCCAATCAACTATATATTCATGACAGAAAACACGCTCCTTACCAGTGAGTTTGTCTTCTAATTCTTTTCTTGTATACACCTTAGCTTCCTCAGCCATATTATAATTATTAATGCAATCCAAAGATACGAAATTTATTTAAATCGATTAAATGTGCTTTATAACATACTAAACCATTATCCCGACGTCGGGATAATGGTTTAGTATGTTTAATTTAAAACCTAGATAAATGAATATTACAGACAAGCTGTTTAACTTCTATTTCGACTGGATATTAATGTTGCCGTCAAAAACAGTAGAGAATTGCCATAAGATAATGAGAGTTTTTGCAAATATATTTCTTATTGCATTGATTATCGAAGCCTAACCGCCCGAGAGGGAAAATAAAATAACTATGAGTAAGAAAAAATCACTTTTAACCAAGCTATTAAATATTAGAGGCTATTTATTGCCTGAAGACTACATGCTGAGTAGCTCTAATTTAGAAAAGCTAATATCAAATTTAAACCAAACCAAGAAATGAAAAAACAAATCTATTTCCCGAAAGGGGCGAAGTCAATTAATTTTGATCTAGAACAAGGAATTGCAACGGCTGTTTATGAAGAAGAAAGACCAGCCTTGAAGGTTGGTGAGTGGGCATATTGCTCGATGCGTGGTGAAAATGCTCTAATATTAGATGAGCGAGGGCATCATGTAGGTATTAAGAACTGTAAGTGGATTGATAGAGATGAAGCCGTAACAATTCCTATGCGCTCAAATAAATGGCAACCCGCCGACATGCAAGAAGTGAAAAAGCTTCTGATTAAAGAGGCTGAGAAGAGGGGGTTTAAGGAAGGTATTATCTTTAACGGCCTATCATCACGGTCTGATGTTATTTACAAAGGTTGTGAGATGGCTGATAATTATTTTGATATTAACCTAAATGGGATTCGAGTATTGACGCCCGAAGAAACATGGGATGACTTATGCTCTAATCCTTTTATATCTGATTTCAAAACGGGCAAGTGGGCCGAAATCGCAAAGAAGCCTTTGTATGTAAATCAGTATGGCACTGAGTTTTTTGAGGGGGATGCGTATTGCTTTGTTATAAAATGTACCTACGAGATTGATTATTCAGAAAGTTTAGAGATAGAAACTACAGGGCTAGGTGGTAATTCTAATGTGACTGAAATAATGACAAGGCGTGAGTGTCACTTGTGGATAGCTGACCAATTAAAGTAAAACAAAAAGCCTCGCTAACAACGAGGCTTTTTTATTGGCGCTTATTTAATTTCTAGAAAGAATAATTCATAAAAAGAAAGCCCCGTGATTTGTGGCTTTCTTCGAACCATTAAAACGGTTCGAAACAGTCATTAAATTACATCTCGTTCCTCGACGGTAATTTACTTTTGTGTTAGAGTGCATTAAAACGCACAATAACAAAGGCTATAATTAATACTAATCTTCGCAGTTATATTTCCGTTTGGTTTCATTTTTAATGGTGTAAAACTTGTCATGGTTTAAATTAATGTTTAAGCCATCATCAAACTTATCAATCATTCTATCGTGTTTTCCAGTTACATCAAAACGTTTTACAACTTTATCTGTTCCAAACTCTTTTATTTCTATATATTTATTCATCTTGTTTATTTTAAATTTTAGTTTTCAAATCCGTACTAATCATAGCCAAACCGTTATAAGCCATTTGAAGAAAGAAAGTCGTGTATTCGCTTTCTTAATTTTTGTGGTAATAACGGTGATTCTCCATTTACATAGGTTTCAATATCTTTTGTTCTTACTTCCCGTAAAATTTCAAGCACTTCTTGGTAGCTATCTTCTGCCCATACTCGGCAATCTACTTTTGGTGGTGTTTGGCTTTTGCCTAATAAAATTTTACTATCTCCTGCTTTAATTAAATGTGGTACGTTCATAATCTTAAATAAAAACGGCTTATAACAAAGGCTAAAATTAATAGCCTTATCAAGCCAATTGCTTAATTGATTAGTTCATTACTTAGGCTACTAATCTTAGCCAAATAAGTTGCAATTTTTATTTATTTTTTTTGCCACCGCACTTTTGCTTTTTCAAAGCAATTAGGTAAAAACAGTGCAGCCAGATCCACAACTCCCCTCAAAGTCGAATAGGTTATTTTCATAAACATATTCATCTGTTGCTTTTGTAAATGGTCGCTTTGCCATATTGCTCAAATCATTTATAGTATTAAAGCCTCTAAAAAACGTCATAGAGTTATTTTCTTCCATCAAATCGTTATATGAAGGCTTGCCATCTAAAGGCTTATTTCCGTATTCATCAATCATATTTTGCCACCATAAACCGATTTTAGGTTCTTCTTTTAAAATGGTCATAAGTTTACGATTTGATTTTTCAAAACATAAATCACAATTACCTTTAAAAGCTGGTATTTTTATTTGTATTTTCTGAGTTCTCCAAAACTTATTTCTATAATCTGTGCCTATTCTATTCTCAACTAAAGGGTAAAATATATTATTATCATTGTATTTCTCGGAAACTCTATCAATTTCATCTGCACGAATACCAACGGCAATAGAGTAATTATTCAACCCAAAAATACTATCAGCATATTTTTTCAATGGTACTAACTTTAATTCTCTATTACACCATTTATTTATGCTGCTTGGTATTCCGTATTTTTTAATCCCATTTTCAAATAATTCGCCTTTAGTTTTCAGGTTAGTAAAAGAAGTTACTAAATAATCAGTTCCTTTGTTTTTCTCTTGGTTAATTATTGCCTCGATCCAAACCATGTCCAACATAAATAACTTGTCACAATCATTCATAAATTGCAAACTTTCAATTCTTTCCTTTGAAGTATTAGCCATTGCAAATACTATATTGTGGTTTGGATACCACGCTTTTATCTTTATAGCCATTAACACGCTTGAATAACCTGCTGAAATGCTGCAAAAAATATTGTTGTTTTCTAATTTCATATTAAAAAATCCCTCCCTAAAAAATAAATAAAAACAGTTCGCTTCGCCAACTAACACACAATAAAGTGCATTCCGCTGCGCTCCACGACACCTTATTGCCGTCCGTTAAAACAATTTATCATTTATAAAATCTTTTGCTTTGTGAAATAATATCTTGCATGTTTTATGCCCACCATTATTTCTAAATCCATCTACATATTCCTGCATAATCTCAACAGCCTTTTGATTTTCCGCGCAAAGCTGAAGATTTCTATTATTTAGCTCTACGTACTCATCCGCTAATTTCTCATGCTTCAGAGTTAAATCATGAATCATCTGCTTTGCAATTCGCTTTTCATTCTCTATACGTGCCGCCTGTGTTCGTTCTGACACTTTTTCGAGTGCCTTTGATGGCGTTACTACTAACTCTAGGTCATTATCTGAAATTACACAATCTCCTTTCGTATTCTTGGCGATGTGTATCTTTTTGTATGCCGAGTGAGTGAACGAGCTACATTCTAAGCTAGCAATCTCTAAATCTGTAAATTGTATGGCTTTCATATCGTCACATTTTTAAGGGTTAATTCTCCGTTCATTGCATTTGCATATCCGCCTATAGTTTTTGCAGCAATTATTATAGTCTCTACATTTTCGGGATTATCACACATGAATATAACCTTCTTTTCAGCTTTTTGCCACTCGGCTACTGATTCGTGATAAATATCCATCCCGCAAACGCCACAATCAGAGCCTTTGTAGTTATGAATATCAGGCTTGACAATCGGATTGATAAACATCTCCTTGGTTAGTGGTTGCTCGCGTAATTCCCCAAATTTCAATTCTAATTCAAAACACTCTCTCCCCACAGAGTTAACCATCCCTAATCCTGCAGATAAAAATTTTTCTTTCAATATTCTATCAAACTGGCTTCTAGTGTAAAGCTTTTCTAGTTTCATATTACGAATTTTTAAGATAAGCGGTTAAAATTATTCCTAAAGGAATCGAAATTCCGGCTAATCGGATTAATATTTTATTCCAGATTCCACGAATTAAAAATTTCCTGAATCCTTCTGAAACTTCTAAGCCTAGAAGTTCGCTTGCTGGCAAATCATTAAATTTAACATCTTTCATAAAGCCGTCTTTCTGCAGATAGTTATAATACGCTTCGAGGTTGTTGATTTTTCTTTTCATTGCTTTGGGTTTAGGGTTATTTGTTAATGATTTTCCACTCTTCCTCTGTAGGTTCTCTTTCTTCGTCACAATATTCACACCTCATTTTTGTATATTTCCTTGGAGCTGTGTGAACTTGCTTAAACTCATGCTCTCCGCCGTTCATGCATGGGGCTTTTTGTGCATCGTAATCAAAACTTATACTTGTTGTGAATGCAAAATCTTTATCGCAATCATAACAATGTTGCTGAAAAGTTACACCTTCTTCATATCCATAACCATCATCGTGATTAATTACTTGACCTTCTCCGCAATATGGGCACTCTACATCTGTATACATACTATTTCATTTAGGTTTAAATTTCTACTACAACAAATTACGTAAATCAAAACCATTAAATCAAAACTAAGAGTATGTTGTAAAACACATTCAGAAAATAAGGCAAAGAAAAAGCGCCCACCTGAGAGGTGAGCGCCTAAACCATCAACAAAATAAACCCGTAATGAATGAAACAAGGAAACCCAATCCTAATTACGCTTGCAAGATAGGGCTATTTATTTAATTCCGACTCAGTAATGTAATATTTTTTATCTATTCCTATCGCGTATCCTTTTGAGCGTAGGAAGTCAGATTCAAAAGAGTTTAAAAGCATTTCATTTTCCTTCATTGAAAATTCATCAAACTCCCATTGTCTACAATTACTAGTTCCATTTAATTCTTTTAAATCCTCATCTGAAATATCCTTAAGCTCTTTGAGGATTAGTTTTGTGTTATTTAAATATAAAGCGTGGGATATTGTATTTAAAAAATCAAGATTGTGTGGTGTTACTTTTTTAATATCACCTTTCTTGTGCCAGTTTATTGTGTTTAAAGGCATTACATATTCACACCATAAATACCTTCCAAACCAAGAAATTTTGTCGTTCATCCTGTAAGTTTTTATTTATGAAATAATTTAATTTGCTTTCTAACTTTGACTATGGAGAGAGCAAATACATATTTGTACCATCTACTATCACATGATCTGTAATTCCTTTTGCATGCTTCTAAAACTCTAAGCAATCCATCTTTCGACTTCCCTTCAGTCTGGAAGAAGATAAACCATAAATTATGTAGTTGTAATTTTCTGCAAGCCCAATTTAATGGAGCGTATATTAAGATGCAAAGTAGAACTAAATAAGTTAATGGGTTTGTGTATATTAAAAAATTATCAACAGTTATATTAAATCTCATATGCCTAATTTTAAAATTGTTGTAAAAATGATGTTTTATTTGGCTTACTCATCCACTCGTAGAATTGTTCTATAGTGTAGACTTGTGGCGATCTTGGATAGATTGCACGGCTTGATATTTTTGGCTGTCCAGTTTGTCTATCAATATGAAACGACACAGAATGTAGTACATTATCTCTCATACCCTCAATTAGTCTGTAGTAAATACATTTATGATGATGCCTAACGTCGTCAACACCTGAACAATTCACATTATCAAGCCACATAATAAAATCCTTCTCCGCTTTCTGTAATTCAGTCATATTATTTCTTTTTACGTCTTATTGTTTTTATGCCTTGTAATTGACTTTCCACTTCTATTGTCCCATCGTGCCACGAATTGATTGATAAAGGAGACATTCCATACCCCTCAGAGTCATCAATATATCCTTTATCCTTCATAAGACTTTCTATTTTCTCGGCTAGGTTTAAGATCTCGTTATCAATCTGCTCGGTTGTTTTCATAGTTTTTTTATTATTAGGATTAATACTAAAACAAAAATAGCGAGGTTTGTTCAAAATCTCGCTATTCTATCATATGTTGTACAGCATAACAGTTAGGAAATGTCATGCTTCGCACGACTACTTCCTTTTGTGTTAGGCACAATAAAAATTACTGTACCGCTATAAACTGCCCACACACAGGGCAAATTATGCACCTACCATCTCTGTCGCTTTGTACGTCTTTTGGTTCATACTGCAATTCACTATTGCATTTCCCACACACTTTGTCTTTAGTTTTTACTTCAACATTTCCCACTTTAATTATTTTCATCTTAGTAATTTTTGAAGATGCCTAACACTAAATATAGTTTATAAGCATAAGGTTTGTATTAGTTTGTAAATTTATATCAGGCTTACAAAACCATATTCTTGTCCGTTATAGCGAATTAACGCAGGTGGTATATATTGTTTTCAAACCAACTTTTATTTGAAGGTGTATTCCGCATGTACGGTAGTGCTTCAAATACGCCAATACTAACAGCCTCGTTTATTTCAATTTCCATAGTATTTTTGTCAAACTTTATCCTTTTATAGGGCATTACGTCTTGTATTGGCTTACTTCGCAATCCTGTTTTGTAATTTGTAACTAAAATCATATCTATATTTTAAAATTAATAACTCGCTACAACAAAGTATATAAAATATCGCTTAAGGGACATAGCTACGGTTATGTATATGCCTATTAATTAGTGTTCTTATATTATTAAGGAACATTTGTAATGGAATAAGCGACATTTCATATACGAGCCGTTATGCCTCAAGCCTGCATAGACTCATGAAGCCTTAACACCTCGTAATTATCGCCTTTGTTTTTAAAAATACTTTTCCTGAAATTTCGAAGTTCATTCTATTTTAGTTTTTCGCCACAATTATGGCAGTTGTTACTAATTCTTATATTTGTTTCAAACT